TTGAACGGCGAAGAGATTGTGTGGCAACAATAAGAGATGCGCTTTTTCGGTGCGTCTCTCAAATTGGGGCGCACTTTTTATTTGCCCTAAATTCCTACTTGAGTATGGAAAGGGTGATTATATGGGAACGAAATCAAATAAAAACATTTCGGGTGTCATAGGAGCAATCGGAGCTGTTGGTGGTTTGATTACTGCGGTTACACCTTTGGTTGAAAAAGCAATAGATAATGCTCAGAATAAGCCGACTGAGAAAATAGATACGAAAGTTATTATTCCAGAATTATATCGTAAGGGGTTTCCGATAGATTTGGAACAGGCAGAAGAATTACTGACGGAACGTGGCTTGAAAGTTTCAAAGAGTAAGCTTCGTATGAAAGAAGCTGATCCAAAGTATCGCGATTACGAGGATACTCAAGTTATAGACTCGAACCCAAAGCAAGGTGTGAAAGTGAAAATCGGTACAACGGTTTGCCTGAGATACATAACTGCTGAAGTTATCGAGGAGAGCCAAAAGATATTTGACGATAGTGTTCGTATTAAGCAGGAGGCTAAAGAACAGAAGGCCGCTGAGAAACAGGAAAAGAAGGAACGTTTAAAAGAAAGTGTTTCTGAAACCATGGATTCTGCAAAAAGCGGTTTAGAAAAGATATTTAAGAAAGATCGAAAAGCTATAGAGGCTGAGAAAGGAGAAAAATAGATGAGTAAAGGCGGAAAGAAAAAGCGTAGCACAGCCGGGTTAATCCTGGATGTCGTTTTGACATTGTGTACCGGTGGATTATGGTTGATTTGGATACTGATCCGATATTTAAGAAACAACAGCTGACAACTACATATTTGGACAGAGATGCTTAATCGTGTCTCTGTCTTTTTTTTATGCTCTTTTTTGCGCGCGAAAAAAACATGCCCTTTTATGAAGAGAGAGGATAAATAGGCATTTTTATTAAATACCACATCCTCTTTTGAGTTTTTAGAAAATTGAAAGGAGGCTCCATTATGTTGGAAAATAAGTTCCAGGCAAATTTGATCAAGGAACTGAAAGAAAGATTTCCGGGTTGTATCGTGATGAAAAACGACCCGACCTATATTCAGGGAATTCCAGATCTGCTGGTTTTACACAAAGACAAATGGGCTTCCTTAGAATGTAAAAAAAGTGCTGGCGCAAAGAAGCAGCCGAATCAGGAATATTATGTGGACCGTATGAATCAGATGTCATTTTCGAGGTTTATATGTCCAGAGAATAAAGAGGAGGTACTGGATGAACTTCAACAATCATTCGAACCTTGAAGGACAACACGCCTTTCTTGGTGCCAGTAAATATCACTGGATAAATTATGGTGAGGATAAAGTTGCGGAAGCGTATCGGAATTTCCTTGCCACACAAAAAGGAACTGTATTACATGCATTTGCGGCGCAGTGCATTATGCTCAATCAGAAATTACCAAAATCGAAGCAGACATTAAATATGTATGTGAACGATGCCATTGGCTTTAAGATGACGCCGGAGCAGATTCTTTACTATTCCGATAATTGTTTTGGCACAGCCGATGCAATTTTGTTTCGGAATAATTTCTTAAGAATTCACGATTTGAAGACCGGAAAGATTCCGGCACACATGGAGCAGCTTGAAATATATGCGGCTCTTTTTTGTTTGGAATATAAAGTGAAGCCAGGGGATATCGAAATGGAATTGCGGATTTATCAGAACAATGAAATTCTGTACCATAATCCAACGGCTGAGGATATTGTTCCAATCATGGACAGAATCATTACTTTTGATAAGGTGATTAAAAGAATCAGAGAACAGGAGGGGTAAGCTATGAATTCCATTGTGGAAGATATTTTAATGCATTATGGTATGCCACGGCGTTCTGGGCGTTACCCTTATGGTTCTGGAGAGAACCCATATCAGCATAGTGGAGATTTTCTTAGCCGTGTTCAGGAATTAAAAAAATCCGGAATGAGCGAAACAGACATTGCTAAGAATATGGGTTTGACTACCACACAGCTTCGTACTCAGATGAGCCTCGCTAAAGATGAACGTCGTACTCTTCAGGTAGCAACAGCAAAGGGTCTTCGTGAAAAAGGTTACAGTTTAAATGAAATTGCCGATAAGATGGGATTTGCTAATGACTCGTCTGTCCGCTCTTTATTGAACGAAACTTCGGAAAACAGAATGAACCAGGCTAAGGCCACTGCGGATGTTCTGCGAAAACTCATTGAAGAAAAGGGAATGATCGATGTCGGAACCGGCGTTGAAAGAGAACTTGGCGTGTCAAAAGAAAAACTAAACCAGGCTCTTTATATGCTGGAATTGGAAGGTTATCCGATTTATGGCGGCGGCGTTCCACAGGTTACCAATCCTGGAAAGCAGACCAATATCAAGGTCATTTGTCCACCGGGAACCGAGCACAAAGATATTTATGACTTCGAGAATGTCCATTCTGTAAGAGACTACATCTCCTATGACAATGGGGAGTCTTTCAGAAAATCTTTTGAGTATCCGGCCAGCATGGATTCAAAGCGCTTGCAGATCCGCTATGCCGATCAAGGTGGCGTTGATAAGGATGGTGTAATTGAACTCCGTAGAGGCGTGAAAGATCTGTCTTTAGGTGATTCTCATTATGCACAGGTCCGTATTATGGTTGACGGAACTCACTACCTTAAAGGTATGGCTGTTTACTCTGATAATATGCCGGATGGCGTTGATGTGATTTTCAACACTAATAAAAAGTCTGGCACTCCTACAAAAGATGTTCTTAAGAAAATTAAGGATGATCCAGATAATCCGTTTGGTTCCCTGATTAAGGAGCATGGAGGTCAGAGCTATTACGATGATCCAAAGGGTAAGTATACAGATCCTGTAACCGGAAAAAAACAGTCTCTTTCTCTGATCAATAAGAGAGCAGAAGAAGGCGATTGGGGTGAATGGAGTAAGACACTTCCGTCACAGTTTCTTTCTAAGCAGAGTTTGACACTTATCAAAAAGCAGTTAGGTTTGGCAAAAGCTGATAAGCAGGCAGAATATGATGAAATCTGTTCATTAACAAATCCCACTGTAAAGAAGGCTCTGTTAAAATCATTTGCTGACGATTGCGATGCGGCCGCCGTACATTTGCAGGCAGCGGCGTTACCTCGTCAGAAGTACCAGGTAATTCTCCCATTAACAACAATCAAAGACAATGAGGTATATGCTCCGAACTACAAAGATGGAGAAACAGTTGCGTTGATTCGATACCCGCATGGTGGAACTTTTGAGATTCCTATTCTGAAGGTCAACAATAAGCTGGCTGAAGGAAAGAGCGTTCTCGGAAACACACCGGCAGATGCGATTGGTATCAATAAGAAGAATGCGGACCGTTTATCTGGAGCGGACTTTGATGGTGATACCGTAATGGTAATTCCTTGCAACTCCACCAAGAGTAAGGTAAAGATTACCTCCACTTCTCCATTAAAAGGTTTGGAAGGTTTTGATACCAAGGATGCTTATGGTGGAACAGTTAAGAAGGATGCTGATGGTGTAGATCATTATTATCGTAATGGTAAAGAGTATAAGATTATGAGAAATACTCAGACAGAAATGGGTAAAGTATCGAATCTGATTACTGATATGACTCTGAAGGGAGCCACACAGGATGAATTAGCGAGAGCAGTTCGTCACAGTATGGTTGTAATTGATGCCGAGAAACACAAACTGGATTATAAGCAGAGTGAAATCGATAACGGTATCGCTTCTCTTAAGAAGAAGTATCAGGGAAATGTGGATTCAGAAGGTCGTTACCATGAAGGTGCATCTACCCTCATTTCAAGAGCAAAATCTGAGACACAGGTTCTTAAGAGAAAAGGTTCCCCGACAATCAATGAAGATGGTTCTTTGTCATACAAGTCTGTTAAGGAAGAGTATGTCGATAAGAATGGAAAAATTCAGGTGAGAACTCAGAAGAGTACAAAGATGGCTGAAACAAAAGATGCCCGTACACTTTCTTCAGGTACCCCCCAGGAAGAAGCTTATGCCGATTATGCAAATTCTATGAAGTCTTTAGCTAACCAGGCTCGTAGGGAGATGATGAGTACAGGTAAAATTGCTTATTCTGCGTCTGCTAAGGCAACTTATTCTGAAGAAGTAAACTCTTTAAATGCTAAGCTGGATTTGGCTTTGGCAAATGCTCCTAGAGAGAGGCAGGCTCAGACAATGGCGAATGCTACTGTTGCGGCTAAGAGAAAAGACAATCCGGATATGACAAAAGCAGAAGTTAAGAAGGCAAGTCAGCAGGCTCTGGCACAGGCAAGGAGTTCTGTTGGGGCTAAGAGATCTAACATCGAAATTACGGATAAAGAATGGGAAGCCATTCAGGCCGGAGCAATTTCTGAGAACAAGCTTACGCAAATTCTGAATAACACGAATACCGATACTATTCGTCAGAGAGCTACTCCTCGTGCAAGCACTGCTCTGAGCACAGCTAAACAGAATCGTATCGCTGCACTTAGCGCATCTGGCTACAGCACTTCAGAGATTGCGGAAGCTCTTGGGGTTTCTTCTTCGACAGTTTCTAAGTATTTGAATGGAAAGGAGTGAACTAAGTAAGATGAGATTTGCGCTTACAACTTTTGATAATCCTTATGATCCGTTTGAACAGTTCACTCAATGGTTCATGTTCGATGAAGAAAAAGGTTATCACACAACTGCTTACCTTGGTCGAATTGCTCGAACATCGGATCAATTATCAGATGAAGAGAACAATAAGGAAGTAGAGCGAGCTATTGATGAGATAATCCGTTATGATTTTCAGAACATCTATCGAAAGATTACAAGTAAATCAGAAACAAATGAACATAAAGAAAAAGCTTCCTAAAAGTGATTTCGTCGGCATATCAAAAGCCGAAACCACCGTGCATAACTAAAAGGGGTATAGGGGGGTGTCTAAAAAACATACCCCCACCCATATCGCGGCGGTCTTTAAAATTTCCCCGGAGGGTATTTTTAGGGAGCCTTTTCAGCTGTTCCAGTGTTTACAAGGGTCTATAACTCATGATATTTGACAACGGTTTCTGTGGGATCGGCTCAAAGTTAGTTCTCCTTTCGTTGAGTAGCATTGTCATGATTTGTAGGTCCTTTTAAATACTGGAAAAGTATGTGAGAACTATCACAGAAGTAACGAACAACTAAATGGAAGGAGGCATCAACTTTGAGGAAAGCAAAGCAATCCGAGTCTTCTAGGATGATGCGTCCAGCATTAACGCCAGAAGCGAGAGAAAATCAGCTTGTTTCATTGGCGGTTGACTTGGCTGAAAAGCAGTTACGAGAGGGAACAGCTTCATCTCAGGTAATTACTCACTATTTAAAGCTCGGTTCAACGAAAGAAAGAATCGAAAAAGAGATTTTGGAAAAACAGAAGGAACTGATAGAGGCAAAGACACAGAATCTGAAATCTATTGAAAATTCTGAGAAACTGTATGCGGATGCATTAAAAGCATTTCGTGGTTATAGCGGTCATGGAGATGAGGTGGATGATGCTTAGATGCTATTCAGAACTCTTGCAGATTCCAACCTTTAAGGAACGATACGAGTATCTTCGTTTGGATGGAATAGTTGGCGAAGAGACATTCGGATTCGATAGATACCTTAATCAGATATTTTACAATTCTCAAGAATGGAAGGACATTCGGAGAAAAATTATTATTCGTGATAATGGATGCGATCTTGGATTGGATGGTTACGAGATTCGTGGAAAGATTCTTATTCATCACATGAACCCAATAAGGCAGCAGGATATACTGTTGCGGACTGATTTGGTTCTGAATCCAGAGTATCTAATTGCAACAACTTTATCGACCCACAATGCTATACATTATGGAGATGAGAAACTACTTTTAACAGTTCCAAATGAACGACGAAAAAATGATACATGCCCATGGAGGCATTAGGAGGAAAATTATGGAAGGAAACAAGAAGCCACTTATGGGTGTTGTGGTAAATTGTATGAATTTAAACATTCGCAAAGACCCGACGCAGGCATCCAGATCATTAGGAATCATCGGTTCGGATACAGTTGTGAAGGTATGCAACGATGAGTCTGTTTCCGGTTTTTATAAAGTAAAGACTGTGGATGGTATCAGCGGGTATTGCATGAGTGAGTTTATAAAACTCTGTTAGATGGAGGTGCGATCATGAATATTACAGATAGTGTACTGACATCAATCAAGAAATTACTCGGTATCGCAGAGGAGTATGAACATTTCGATGCAGATTTGATCATGCACATCAATTCTGTGTTCTCAATTCTTACACAGCTTGGTGTCGGTCCATCCAAAGGTTTCATGATCGAAGATAAGAGTGCAACGTGGAAAGATTTCATTTCTGATGAATCCAAATACATGCTTGTCAAATCTTATATGCATTTGAAGGTCAAACTTCTTTTCGATCCGCCGCTTAGTTCGGCCGTGCTGGAGTGTTATAAAACACAAATCAGTGAGTACGAATGGCGTCTAAATGTTGCTGCGGAAAACGATGACACCGATCCGGACGAGCCTGAGCATTATTCTGGATCGTACGAAGTTACGCCAAAGGCGCATCAGACTCAAACTTTGGATACATCTGGAAAGGTGCTTAGCGAAGACCTTGTGATTCATGAAGTTCCATATTATCAGACATCCAATGCCAGCGGAGGTGTTACCAGTTACATCGCAAAGGAGGGAGATTCAAAATGAATAACACCTATTTAGCACACCATGGAATTCTTGGAATGAAATGGGGAGTTCGAAGATCAGAAGCACAGCTTGCAAGAGCCAGAGGACATTCTTCCAAATCTTCAGATGATAAGAATGAGGTATCAGCACGTAAAGCTGCTGTTAAGAATCGGCGAACAATGTCCGATTCCGATCTTAAGAAAAGAATTGAGAGACTTAAATTAGAACGCGAGTTTAAGAATCTTACAGAAGATGATATCGCACCTGGCAGAAAGTATGTGTCAGAAATTCTTTCTGCATCCGGAAAGAAAGCGTTGACTATGGCTGCGGCCGGAGCAATGACTTATGCCGTCAAGACTGCAATGACAAAGGAATTCAATCTTAAAGAGGCTGCACAGTACATTGCTGCAAACCCGAATAAGAAGAAGTAGGAGAAGAAAATAATGGCGTTATCGAACACTGCCGTCCCGAAATACTACGGCATGTTTCGTGATGCCGTAATTCGTGGCGAAATTCCGGTATGCCGAGAAATCGAGATGGAGATGAACCGAATCGATGATCTCATTGCAAATCCTGGAATTTATTACGACGATCAAGCAGTAGAGGGGTTTATCAGTTATTGCGAGAATGAGCTTACTTTAACTGACGGTTCAGATTTGAAACTGCTTGACACATTTAAAGTTTGGGCTGAGCAGATTTTCGGCTGGTACTATTTTGTTGAGAGAAGTGTATACGAACCTTATGAAGATGGTCATGGCGGACATTATGTCACCAAGTCTATCCGAAAAAGATTAGTTAATAAGCAATATCTCATAGTGGCCAGAGGTGCTGCAAAGTCAATGTATGGTTCATGCTTGCAGAATTTCTTCTTAAATGTTGATGTCACAACGACACATCAGATAACCACAGCCCCGACGATGAAGCAGGCAGAAGAGGTGTTGTCCCCGATTCGAACCGCTATTACCAGATCAAGAGGACCTTTCTATAAGTTCCTTACAGAAGGATCGTTGCAGAACACAACCGGATCAAAGGCGAATAGAATGAAATTGGCATCCACTAAGAAAGGAATTGAAAACTTCCTTACTGGATCGCTTCTTGAAATTCGTCCAATGAGAATCGACAAACTTCAGGGACTTCAGCTTAAAGTGGCGACGGTTGACGAGTGGCTTTCTGGTGATATTCGAGAAGATGTAATCGGAGCAATCGAACAGGGTGCATCGAAGGTCAACGACTACCTTATCGTTGCGATCAGTTCAGAGGGTACTGTCCGTAACGGTGCTGGCGATACAATCAAAATGGAATTGATGGATATTCTAAAAGGGGATTATATCAATCCGCACGTATCGATCTGGTGGTATAAGCTGGATTCTATCGATGAGGTTGCCGATCCGGATAAATGGTTGAAAGCAAATCCGAACCTTGGAAAGACTGTTTCTTATGAAACCTATCAGCTGGACGTTGAGAGAGCAGAAAAGGCTCCGGCAGCTCGAAACGATATTTTGGCTAAGCGCTTCGGACTTCCTATGGAGGGATACACATATTACTTTACATATGAAGAAACTCTCCCACATCGCCATCGAGATTATTGGCAGATGCCATGTTCTTTGGGAGCTGATTTATCACAAGGCGACGATTTCTGTGCATTCACATTTTTATTCCCATTGTCGAACGGATCATTCGGCATCAAAACCAGAAACTACATTTCCTCATCGACTCTGATGAAACTCCCAGCAGCAATGAGAATTAAATACGATCAGTTTATGAAAGAGGGAAGTCTTATTGTGTTGGAAGGGACGGTTCTTGACATGATGGAAGTATATGAGGATTTGGATAACCATATTATTGAATGCGGTTATGATGTACGATGCTTTGGTTATGACCCATACAATGCAAAGGAATTTGTTGAACGTTGGGCAAGTGAAAATGGACCATTCGGAATAGAAAAAGTTATCCAGGGTGCAAAGACAGAATCTGTCCCACTTGGCGAATTGAAGAAACTTTCAGAAGAGCGAATGCTCCTGTTTGATGAGGATTTGATGACATTTGCTATGGGAAACTGTATTACTCTGGAAGATACTAACGGGAACCGTAAATTGCTGAAAAAGCGGTATGAGCAAAAAATCGATGCCGTCGCCGCAATGATGGATGCGTACATCGCATTCAAGGCGAATCGGGAAGCATTCGAGTAGGGGGTATAAAGATGCTAATAGCAAAGTTAATTGATTGCTCTTCTGTATTACGACCCTACACCATCAGAAAAGTAGCTCGTATCGAATCAAATGATAATTTGATGCATTATGGAATAAAAGGTATGAAATGGGGAGTTCGGAGAACGAAAGAACAATTAGCTCATGATAGAAGCTCTATCCAGGCAAGAATGAATAGTAAGTTGCGAACACCTGTAAAAGCTTCAAACGGAATATTGGTTACACGCTTTTCAGATCATGCCCTTGATAGGACACAAACAGAATCAAGACCGGTAACCGTTGAAGGAATTTTGGATGCATTGAAAAATCCGTTGAATCATGGTAGCATTAAAACAAAAACCGATAACCTTGGACGACCAAGTCAGCAGTTTATAGGGAAATCTGCGACAGTAGCAGTGAATCCTGAAAATGGAACCATAACAACCACTTGGTGTACAGGAAGTAGAACAAAGCGTAAATATTTAAAGAAAGGATGAGCATATGTTCAGTGAAGAAGAAATAAACCTTATGCAGTCACTCGGATTGGACTGCAATTTTAACGGTTTATCTGAGACCGATGAATATTGGGCAGACATAGAAGAAAAGGTTGGGAATTTCCTGACACTGAAGTGTTTAGACGAGCATTATAATCCCGATAGTAACGGAATCATATGCGAATCTATACTGAACAAAATACCGGTGTAAAATTACTGGAGACCTCTTAAGAAAAGGGGTCTTTTTTTTTTGCCTATTTTTAGGAGGTGAGAATTCAAAATGGATTTATCATTAAGTTCCAGGTTTAAAAATGCCTGGAATGCTTTTCGCAATAGAGCCCCTACCATGATGTCACAGAATATCGGTTCGGGTTATTCATATCGTCCTGATCGTTTTCGCCTTACCAGAGGAAACGAAAGATCGATAGTCACGTCCGTATACAATAGAATCGCTTTAGACGTAGCCGCCATCAACATTCAGCACGTTCAGTTGGATGATGAAGGGCGGTTTTTAAATGTTATAAAAAGCGGTTTAAACGAATGTTTGTCGTTGGAAGCCAATCTTGATCAGACTGGTAGGGCATTTATCCAAGATGTTGTTATGTCCATGATGGATGAAGGCTGTGTAGCAATCATTCCTGTGGATACCGATGATGATCCAGATGACACAAAAGGATATCAGATTCTTTCGATGCGAGTTGGTCGAATTCGTGACTGGTATCCTCGTCACGTCCGTGTTGAGGTATATAACGAAAATACTGGGCGAAAACAAGAAATTGTTGTTCCGAAAGATACGGTTTCTATCGTAGAAAATCCACTGTATGCGGTAATTAACGAACCGAATTCGACGATGCAGAGGCTTATTCGAAAATTGAATTTGTTAGATGCTGTCGATGAACAGAGCAGCTCCGGCAAGTTGGATTTGATCATTCAGCTACCTTATGTAATTAAATCAGAGGCAAGGCGTCAGCAGGCAGAGAAGCGGCGTAAAGATATCGAGCAGCAGTTGTCCGGTTCTAAGTATGGCATTGCTTATACTGACGGAACAGAGCGAATCACACAGTTGAATCGTTCGTTGGAAAACAATCTAATGAAGCAGATTGAATACTTAACGAGTATGCTTTACAGCCAGTTAGGAATCACTCAGAGCATCTTAGATGGTACCGCAGACGAGAAGACTATGCTGAATTATTACAACCGGACAATCGAACCGATCATTTCCGCAATCGTTGATGAAATGAAGAGAAAATTCTTAACGAAGACTGCCAGAGCCCAAAACAAGTCAATCATGTTCTTTAGAGATCCATTCAAGCTTGTTCCGGTAGCTGATCTTGCTGAAATTTCTGATAAGTTTACCAGAAATGAAATTGCTACATCAAACGAAATCAGACAGGTAATTGGTTGGAAGCCATCCGCTGATCCTAAGGCTGATGAATTGAGAAACAGCAATTTAAGTGAGCCTGGTGGTAGTTCCGTAACAGATGCTACGACGAGCGGTGAAGAAACAGAATCCAGCGATACCAGTGATTACGATGCTCTGGTTAATGAAGTTCTTGACAGCATTTCTGCACAAATCGATGACATCATCGGCAATTATACGTCTGGCGATGATAAGGAGGGAGATGATTCTTAATGGATGAACCTAAAGTTGCGGTTCTTAGACATTATGCATCGCCCTATTACGATCCTCAGAAAGCGCATGAATACTATATGCGTACCAGAGAGTTAAAAGGCCGTTCTACCACATCGCTGAATGATGAGGGAAAGAAGATTTGGTCTTATACAAAAAATAATATCAAATCTGAAAAGGCAGCAAAGGTCAAAGAAGAGCAGGAAAAGCGAGATCAGAAAATTACGGAACTTCGTGAAAAAGCAGAAGCAACGAAGGAACAGATATCTTCTCGTTTGAAAGAACTGAATGAGGCCTTAACCCAAAATGCTTCCGATAGGAAGAAAAGCATCGATACTGATAAAGATTCTGATTTGGAAGAAATTGAAAAGGAATCATCTAGCCAGAAGGAACGAATCGATAATAAAAAGGATGCCGAAATCGAGCGTTTGATGGCAATAGAAATTCCATCAGGATTATCTAAGGCTGAGAGATCTAAGCGTGTTGCTGAAAGAACCGCAAAGATTGCAAAGCTTAGAAACGATGCAAAATCAGATAAAGCAAAAATCAGTAGCGATGCCAAAACGGACAAGGCTAGTGTTCGAACAGATGCGACAAACAAGAAAGTGAAAGTATCGTCCGATACCAAGGAAGAAAAAGCTGAGAACCAGGCTAATGCTAAAAGTGAAAGAGCAAAAGTTAGCTCCGAGCTTAAAGCAGCGGTTAAGTCAGTTAGAGAAGCTTACAAAGCGGCTAAAGCTGACCTTGATTCGTCATATGAACAAACCTATCAGGATGAATTTGACAAGATTCAGTCAGAGTACAAGAAGGTCAAGAAATCAAAGAAAAAGTCTTCCAGCTCATCAAAGAAGACATCGCATCCGTTATCGTACTATATCAGAAAATAGGAGGAAAATCAAAATGAAGTATGACTTTGGTGGCTGGGCCACTAGAAATGATCTTCAGTGTGCCGATGGAAGAGTCATTAAAAAAGACGCTTTCAAAGGACAGAACGGGCAGACTGTCCCGTTAGTATGGATGCATAATCATGCTGATCCGGCGAATGTGCTTGGATTAGCTCATCTCGAAAATAGAGATGAAGGAGTTTATGCGTTCTGTGAATTTAATGATACAGAATCAGGAAAGACTGCACGGGAACTTGTAAAACATGGCGACGTACAGTCTCTTTCTATCTTTGCCAATCAGCTTAAACAGGCCGGACACGATGTTGTTCATGGCATTATCAGAGAAGTAAGTCTGGTATTAGCCGGTGCAAATCCAGGAGCATTTATCGATGATGTGGTGATGCATGGCGATGGGGAAACCGGTATTGTCATTGGCTATAATGAAATGATCATGGGTCGGTTGGAGCATTCCGCAGATGAGCTGGATAAAAAGAAGGAAGAAGAAAAAATCGAGCCTAATGACAAATCAGATAATGGAGAGAAAAAAGACGATAAGGTTGAGACTATCGAAGACATTTTTAAATCCATGAACGCGAAACAGCAGACAGCCGTTTTCGCCATGATGGCTGAATTCGTAGACAAAGAAAATCCTAAAAAAGAGGATGATGAATCTAAAGGAGGAGATGACAATATGAAACACAACGTTTTTGACACTGACAAGCGCGATGATAAGAGCTTTCTGTCTCACGCAGACCAGGAGGAAATCCTTAAGCTGGCAAAGACAAGCCAGGTAGGAACATTCCAGACCGCACTGGAGATCTATGCTAATGAGAATGCACTTCAGCATGATGCTCTTGCAAGCGGATTTGCTCAGACAGGAGATGGCAATGTAACACTTCTGTTCCCGGAATACAAGGATGTACGTCCTGGTGCACCGGAGCTGATTACTAACGACCAGGGTTGGATCACAACTGTAATGAACAAAGTTCATAAGAGTCCGATTTCCAGAATCAGAACTAGCCAGGTAGATATCCGTAACATCGATGCTCTTAAGGCTAAAGGCTATACTAAGGGAAAACAGAAGAAGCAGACTGGCAACTTCAAGCTGGTTCGCAGAACTACCGACCCTCAGACTGTGTACGTAAAGAGTGCGCTGCATAGAGATGATATCATCGACATCACCGATTTCGACTATGTGGCATACCTGT